TAATAATTTATATTATTAGAAAAAAGACATTCATTACTTGCATAAAGAATTTTTTCATTATATACAATTTTTAATATTCCAATAAAATTCACATCCCTTGATTCCACATATAAACAATTATTCAATGATAAATAAAATAAAAATAATTTATCATAATTGTCAATTTTAGTCATCTTAATATGTTTTATGTTTTCTTTGAATATGTTTTCCATTATCTAAATCATCTCCACTTAATGCATCTTTTATCATTTCTATAACTTTGCTGTCGATCTCATCAATAAGTTGATTACGTTGAATATTAAGATCACATACTTTTTTAAGTATATCCCATAGTATCATAGCTCCATCGTGTGAACCAAAATATTTGATTTCAAATTCTTCAAAACTCATATGTCTTATTTCATATAAAATTTCTTGAGAATCCCATAGTTTAAAGTCTGATGTATTTAATTTATCTATTAATCCACCTAATGTATCTGCCATTTTTATTAATTTAATTTTTTAAACCCCATTAAAAATTTATGATCATATGGTTGAATATTATATTCAAATGATTTATACAAGTTTATAGCTTTGTCATTATTATTTTTAACTCGTAGCATAACTTCTTTTGCTCCTTTTTGTTTGGCTATTTGATGTAAATACTCCATCAAACATTTAGATAACCCAATTCCTCTGTATTTTTTATCTAACATTATACCAAGCGACGGTATAGCATAACCTTCTTCCCATCCACGTAATAATCCATAACCTGTTATTTTTTTGCCAGATAATTGTATTACAAAAAAATCTTTGCTTAAAATATTTTTAAAAATTTGTTTTAAAGTAAATGGGTGTGGGTTAAAATATTCAATGCAATCTCTATTGTTTTTTAAGAATGCTAATAATTTAAAGGAGTTTAAAAAATTAACTTTTTCATATTTATAGGGTTGTTCTATCATAAGACTTTTGAATTTATTTTATCGACAAATCTTCCATATGATTTTAAATCATTAAAGACTTCTCTATTTACTGTTATCGTTTTATTTTTTAATAATTCCATTTTATCGTATACTTGATAATTAATTTCAAAAATATCATCAATTGAGTATTTAATCTTTTTAAAGAAAACATATTCTTTTTTGATAAAATCTTTAAATTGATAAATATCAGTTCCATTTTTTTTAATTTTTACTCTTAACTCTCTGTTATCCAAAGAATTAGCCGACGAAAACCAAAATACAAAATTGTCAGATTCATTATCAACTGGTAATATAGTACCATATTCTATTAAAGAAAATAAGTTTATTTCGCTCGTTGGAAATAAATCTTTTTCATTAATTTGTTCTAATAATAATTCACTAGTTTTGTTTTTTAATGAATGATAAAAGAAATTCTCTAAGCAATTGGTATTTGAACCAACTTTTTTTATTTCTTCTATATATGTTTTTTCATCGATTAAATATTTAAAAGTATCAATGAAAAAATCAATATTAGTTATAAAGAAGATTGTTTTATAATGAATTCCTTCTGTTTCTGGTGTATTCATAAAAAAAGCTTTCTTACCACTATTATTCAATAGATTTATATGTTGATCTATGATCAATTTATCTTGATCACTAAACACCATGTCAAAATTAGTACAAACAGCCATTTTATATCCAAGAGATTTAGCCAATATAATACTGTTATAATAATTTAAAAATACCCCAAGTGCATGGTTCAAATTATTATCTAATTTGGTTATTTGTAAATGTGCGAAATAATCATTTGTATTAAACCAACTATTGGTATAAAAATCGTGTTTTATGAGTGGATTATTTTTATCATATACACACACATCAGCTAATTTTTGCAACTCAACTCCAATGGGACAATGAGAAGATAATATGATCTTTTCACCAAAAAATTTAATTTTTTCTAACACCTTTTTGGTGATCTCTTCAGATATTCTATAACTCGGGTGAGATGTTATGATATATACCAAAGAGTTTTTATCAATCTCATTTTTTATTTCTGTTGTCTCTGTAATATCAATTTCTATATTATTTTTATCTCTATGAATAGCTAAAATATCAGGAATATATTTAATGATACCATTATTTTCTACTATATCAGCTTCTATGTTTTTAAAATAGATATAATCATGTTCGTATATTTTACGCCATTTATATCTGGTAGATAACTCTCTTTTTATTACAAAATTCAAACTATCTATTTGTTCGTGTATGATTTTATCAACTAATGGAATAACACTGTACTGATACGATTCGAAATTTATATGATAAATCAACATATCAGAATTTTCGATATTTTGGTTTATTATTTCTAAGTGATTGGGATACAAATAATTATCATCGTCTAAAAAAATTATATAATCACCAGTTGTTTTTTCAAGCAAATAATTTCTCTGGTGAGTACCAAAGAAATTAGTTGATTTAGTATAAAAATATTTAATTCTTTCATCGTTATATTCTGTTATGATTGTTTCAACCATCTTGTCTTCTCCATCACTGCAAATAAGTATTTCCCAATTACTGTAATTTTGAGCTATGACACTATCTATGGATTTTTTTAGAGATGCATGCCTGTTATATGTTGGTGTTATAAAACTATATTTCATATTATTATTTTTATTTATATTTTTTACTATACCAATTCCCCCCCACTGGTTTCTAGGAATTTGATTCATAGACGATAACACATCTATCTCAGATGAATCATCTATAATTTCTATATAATCATATTTTTTATTAATTTCTTTCCAATAATCATGTACAAAACAATTATGTTCAATATGAAACTCGGTGTTTAGAATATCGTGCATTGCAATAATCCCATCCTCTTCTAGATATTGTTTATAATATTCAAAATCTTTTTTAACCCCATTATATGTATGATCATCATCAATCATAATAAGATCGAATTTTAAATTAAATTGTTTAATAGAATTATGAACATCTATTGAATGAGAATCACCGATAAAATATTTCCAATTGACATGTTCTTCTTCAAATTTATCCCAATTATCTCTTTTTTCAATATCAATAGAAATTACATTTTCATATAACTCGCAAATACCATGTGTGCTTCCCAAATTATAACAACCAATTTCTAAAGCATTTAATTTTTGTTTTTTATTTGATAAATTATATTTCAAAAATTTCTTCCACTCTAATTCTTTTTGCTGAATATAATAATAATTTTTTGATTTCCACCATATTTCTTCTAAGATTTGTTCATCGTCAGGATTTCTATATTTTAATATAGGAAGATATTCAATGTAAAGATTATTATAATTAAGATTTTTTGTATTAAACAATTCATATACTCGTCTGGTATCATTACTTGTGATCCATGTTTCTAATACAAATCGATCATTATTTATATTTGGGTATGGTAGAGATTTCACATAATCAGAATTTACCCAAAAGAAATTACCTCCAATAACATGTTTATTATGCATTGTATTAAATTCATAATTAACTCCACAAATATCATGATTAGATAAAAGAGCTTCTATATTATCTTTCCATTTTGTTATGATAAAATGGTTCAAATATTTTCTCCAACTTCGTACTCCTCTATTTTCTATTATTTTTTCACTAAACACACCCTTAGTATGAAAATAACAGATATGGCAATCATTTTTTTCACATGTTGTTTTAATATCGTATAAAGTTTGAAATTCATATGTATTTTGATTAGAAAATTTAATATTGAATTTATTTAAATTATCATATTTTTTAACAATATTATTGAATTGCTCTATCTGTTGTTCATTATGATAAATTACCGCAATACTAATTTTTGTAGAATTCTCATATAGTCCGGATTGCTTCATTAAAAATAATTGTTCATCAACTATTTCTTTCCAATTATTTATCAAATAACAATGATAAAATATCAGAATTGGAATTTGTTCTTTTTGTTTTAAATTATTTAAATCATCTCGATATTCATTTGGACGCATAATAACATGATAAAGATCTAAATCTCTGGGAATGTAAAGATTATAGAATTTATGTGGCATTGAATTTATCCATTTTTCACATTTAACTCTAACCCATAAAGACACATGATATGGTTCCTGATCGTTTACAAAATCTAATCTTTCAAGATTTTTGATATGATTAGATTTTGCCCACCAAAAATTTCCTGTATATAACGGGCATTCCTGATTATAATTATATAAAGGCCCTACAGTATCATATCCTTCGTTTAATTTATTAACACATTCATTCCATCTTTCTAAAGTGAAATATTCTAAACAATCTCTCCATTGTTTTAATGCCTCAGGATTTTTTTCTTGACTAAATGAGTTATATTTATCGTCATTATCTGTTTGTAGATTATGTCTGCTCCAAACACCTTTAAGATGAAAGTATGTAATATAACATTCTTCTGGATAAGATTGAATAAAATCCCACATATATTGTAATGTTCTATATTCAAAGAAATTATCCTCGTGACGTATAATTATAACTTTGTTATCAGTGTCAAATTTTTTTATTATTGATTCAAAAATTTTCCAATCGTTATCATTCCCATAAGCACAAAAATGAAGGTTTTTAGCGACACTATATAAACCAGAATTTTTTATTTTTTGTATTTGCCCGATGAGAATCTCACCCCAATCATTAATTAAGTAATTATGACTAAATATGTGAATATCTTTTTCCTTTTTTTTATCAGAATTTTTTTCTATATCATTTATAACATCGATGGCGGAATCATATTCATCTTTATATGTTTTAAAAGAAAGATTTTTATTTATTGCATAATGAAATCCAGCTCCATGATCTATCATCCATTGACTTCTACGAGAGTCTTTTCTTGCTGATTCGCTAATAAAATTTTCATATGATAATTTTTGAAAATGCAATAATTTGAGTTCTTCTTTTTCGCTAAACACCACATTACCAACTGGATTACAAGCGTGACATCCAATACGAAAATTGATATCAAGTTCTCTGGGGTTGAATATGATATTCTTATTCATAGTAATAGAATTCTTTATACCTTTTTTTATCTGATAGGGTAAATAATTTCCTTCAGTAAAAATGGGATGTTTAATAGAAATCATATCAAATCCTTCTACTTTTGGTATGGTTATACCGTTTTTTTGATACTCCAGAAGTTTATTTCTTAAATTTGGATGATATAAAAATTCATCTGGTGTACAAACAATCATCCAATCGAAATCATTTCTATACTTTTTCCAATCATGATTCCATATTTTTAGATCCCTAAAAGAATCAGTGTAATCATCATTTTGATGAATAATCTCTACTTGTGGATATTTTTTAGCTATTTCTATAGATGAATCTGTACTTCCACCATCATATATTACGACTTTATTTACACCAACATAATTTATATAATAATCTAATGTAAACGGAATCATGATTTCTTCGTCTATCATCATTGTGTATAGACATATTTTCATATCATCTGAAGAAGATTGTTTAATGCGTGTAAAATCATAATTCAATTTCATTATAAGTTTTTCTTTTTGATAAATTTCTAGAGAATAACCTTCTAAATATTTTTTATCATCTGGAATAAACCAATATGTTATTAATTCATTATAATTTGATTGTGGTAAACTAAAAATAACTCTGTCATCGAGCGTTTTAATTACTAGTGTAGAATCTTCAAAATTTATTAATGGGGTAAAGTATATTTTATCATCTTTTAAATCTACCCATCCAGTGTATATTAAATCTCCTGATTTTAAATAATCAAAATCCTGTTCATATTTTAAAATAATGGGTTTATTTTTGTCTTCTTTTTTTGAGCGTTCAATTATATTTATTCTTTTTTCTATAACATCTTGTTTTTCCACTATCCAAGATCTATTATTCATCTTAATTAAATCTTCTCCAAAAGATTCTATGACCGCCTTAGAAACACCCTCCATATTATAATCATGCCCAGCGATTACCCCATCTTTTTTTAATTTTGGAAACCAACTTTTTATATCATTTAAAACACTTTCATATTCATGATTAGCATCAATAAAAACAAAATCGAGTGAATCATCAGCGTATCTATTTGCAATCTCAGTTGAAAAACCTTTTATTGGTATTACAAAATCATTAAATGGTGATATGTTTTCTTTGAATTTATTTAATATCGATTTTTGCTCATTTCCATCCCAAAAAGTATCTGAATTACCAATGACCCCGTTTTCTTGATAAATACCCCAAATATCAACACAATCCAGCTTTATTTTTTTACCACTATTATATATTTCTGTTGCTAAAAATGTTGTTGATTTTCCAAACATTACACCAATTTCTACAAAGTGAGATCCATCTGGATATCTTTTTACCATATCGATGTATATACTTTCAAAATCAAACCATCCATCAATATTTTTATAGAAATGTTCCATATTTACAAACATTCATTCTTTTTTGTGTTATATAATAATTAGCATATATTGTTTAATCTAATTCTAATAGCGTATTTAAAATAAAAACTGTTTAGAATAAATTAAATATATTACACAAACAAAAAATAATAAATTATATATGGATTATAAAATAAAAGATAGATCTTTAGCATCTTGGGGCAGAAAAGAAATAGAAATAGCAGAAAAAGAAATGCCAGGACTTATGTCAATAAGAAAACAATATTCAGCTGAAAAACCATTAAAGGGAGCTAGAATATCTGGTTCTTTACATATGACTATCCAAACCGCAGTTTTGATCGAAACCTTAGTTGATTTAGGAGCCACGGTTCGTTGGGCTAGTTGTAATATTTTTTCTACACAAGATCATGCCGCTGCCGCTATGGTAGAAGCCGGTATTCCAGTTTTTGCTTGGAAAGGTGAAACTATGGAAGAATATTGGTGGTGTACTAAGCAAGCTCTCACGTTTGAAGGTGGATTAGGACCTAATCTTATAGTAGATGATGGTGGTGATGCCACTGTGCTGTTTCATACAGGTAAATTATTAGAAGATGGTGCTATGCTTAAACATCCAGAAACTGAGGATGAAATAGCTTTTCATAAAATCTTAATGAAATCATCTAATGAAGACACTAGATTCTGGAATAGAAATATATTATTTTTAAAAGGTATTTCAGAAGAAACCACTACTGGAGTTCGTCGTTTATATCAAATGGCTCAAAATGGAACATTAAAAGTTCCAGCTATAAATGTCAATGATTCTGTTACCAAGTCCAAGTTCGATAATTTATATGGTTGTAAAGAATCTTTAGTAGATGGAATTAAACGAGCTACTGACGTGATGATAGCTGGTAAAGTAGCTGTTATATTGGGTTATGGTGATGTAGGTAAAGGTTCAGCTAAATCTCTTTTAGGGCAAGGTGCAAGAATTATTGTCACGGAAATAGATCCTATTTGTGCTTTACAAGCCGCCATGGAAGGTTATCAAGTGACAACTATGGAAGAAGCTGTTAAAATTGGAAATATATTTGTTACTTGTACTGGTAATAAAGATGTCATTACTTTGGAACATATGAAACAAATGAAAGATCAAGCTATCGTATGTAATATAGGACATTTTGATAATGAAATACAAGTTAATGCTTTGGATAACGACATTACTATTAAAAAAACTAATATTAAACCACAAGTAGATAAATATACTTTTGAAAATGGTAATTCAATTTATTTATTAGCAGAGGGTAGGTTGGTCAATTTGGGATGTGCCACTGGGCATCCATCATTTGTTATGAGTAATTCATTTAGTAATCAGGTACTTGCTCAATTATCATTATGGCAAAATAAATATGAAGTTGGTGTTCATCGCTTACCGAAAGAACTCGATGAAGAAGTAGCTAGGTTACATCTAGAACAAATTGGAGTTAAACTTACTATATTAACTCCAGAACAAGCTAACTATATTAGTGTACCAATTAAAGGTCCGTATAAATCTGAGATTTATAAATATTAAGTTTCTAATTTAATATATAAAAAGAAAATTTCACAATGAAACACATTAAATCTTTTAACGAGAATGCTGAATGGGAAGACGAAAATATCAGCTTATATAATCCTACGATCAGAATTAAGGATATTATTGAATATCTTTCAAAGCTAGATCCAGAAATGAAAGTGGATCTCGATAAAGACGGGTGGAATCCAATGGGTAAAGAGCTTAATAGTCCGAATGAATACATAGAAAATAGTGGTCTCTTTGATGTGTGGGATGATGAAGGAAGACAATATATGACAATAAATAATTAATCATGAAGGGGTTAAGACTTTTGTTACTCAATATGATACTATGTGTCCTATCGTTTAAATAATCATTTAGATAGAGTTAAAAACTGATTTATAAATGAAATAGTAAAAAATATCTAAAAAAACATGAAACAATTTGAAAAAACAAAAATTGAAGACTTTAAATGTGAAATACATAAGAACTTATTTGAAGTGGAGTTCGATTTCAATGAATTAAGTGAAAAAGAAAAAAATATTCTAACTGACCTTGTAACTAAGGTTACAGGAGAATATTTAGAATTTAATCTTCAATCTGTAAATAATATTGTTCAACCATTGGATATATTAATTAGACTGAAAAATAATAAAGTGACTGGTGATGTAACCATAAAGATGCACAATAAAGAAAGTGAAGTATTGGCAGAGTTTAAATTTAAAAAATTTAAAGTAACAGAGATAAATGATCTAATTGATTTTGATTTTTCAGAAGAAACCATAAATAAAACCAGTACTAAGACACTCACCATTCGTTTTAATTATGATGATATTCTGTATTCTAATGACTCTAAGGAATATGAAAAATTGACATAATTTTTTTAAAAAACTTTTATTTATATTTTGATATAAAATAAAAAATAATATATATTTATGCAAATATTAACGACTCCTGAGGATATAATTAAAAGGTGTTTATGGTCAGATTATAAACGATTTTGTTTAAAAAATATACCAGAGGAAGAAACGAATAAAATAATTGAGGATAATAACCCTATTGCTTTAAATGAAGATGATGCTTATGTAATAGGTTTATTAAAAATAGTTGAAACCCCTAATCTAATACATAGATTGAAAGAGCACATTGACGAAGTTTTAAAAATTAGAAGTGATATATTTAATAATAGATTGTATATTATGAAAATAGTAGCATTAAAGGAAATAGGACAATTTACTCAAAGATTTCCAGATGTTTTCAAGGCATCTTTTGAATATAGAAAAGGTATCGACGATTTAAAGATTTTTTCAGAAAAAATATATTCAGATGTTGATAATTTACAAACATTCAATTTTCAAAAAAAAGATAAAACATATACTTATATTTCTTCTAATTCTGTAAAAGACATTGTCGAAGAAAGAAATAAAGATAAATGAATAATAAAAAAGACTCCAATCGGAGTCTTTTTTATTTTACAATGTTTTGAATATTACTGCATCTTTTAATTTCCAATATGCTATTATACCTTGATCGAAAGAATACTTATTTGTTAATTCTTTAGATTCTGATGCCCTGACTTTTGTTTTAGTCAAAAGTAAATCTTCATTTTCTATAGAATCTGTTGTTCGTAAAACGGGTAAATCTTTGGCTATTTTATGAATTAAAAAGTCAAAATATGATTCTACTATTTCTAAATTACGTACAGCTCTTTCAGCAAAGACTAATTTAAGTTTAGGTAATTCATTTTGTTTTAAAATATCTTCATATTTTAATTTTAATTTTTTAATACTTTCTAAGTCTGTTGTTTTTTCTTCATCAAAGAAATCTTTATATGAAATTCCTTCCAAATCTTCTTTTTTAAGAGGCTTTGCTTTTTTTGATACATCATCGTCTTCTTCTTCTTCTTCTATTGCTGTAGTAATAGGGATATTTATTTTTAATGCAGGTGTTTCGAATCCTATAACACGTTTTTTCTCTGGTTGAGTAGCCGGTTTAAATTCAGTATCTTTCTTTAATTCATTGAACAATAACCATTCTTCGTCTTCCCCAAATTTAACCATATAAGAATTATCCTGTTCCCAGTGTTTCGTGATTATTCCTTTTTTATTATAATTAAATCTACCAGAATTTATACAGATCACTCTATCACCTTCTTTGAAAATCATGTTGTTTTGATCATCATCGGATTTTTTAACTATTTTTCTATCAACTAATGCGTAATAAGAACAACGATTTTTTGAGATATCTTCATCGACTATTATAAAATAATTTTTATCATTATCTGTCTTTTTAACTGTACCTTTTACATTATTATAATTCACATAATTATCTATTCCATTTATAACAACTCTATCCCCTACTTTTATATCATCACTAGATGATTTTTCAGAAAATTGATTTTGAATATATTTATCAAATGTTATCATATTATTCGTATTTGGGGTATCTTCCATTTTTACGTTTTTTTTCTTTATTAATTCCATTTCATGTTCTTGTAACGTGAGCTTTATTCCACCTACTCCTTTTGGTTTTGATAAACTGACAATATATTCACTTTTAGTTTTATTTAATACGCTTGGACGTATGAAAGTAACATCACCAGTCCAACCTTTCCAGTAATGAGAGGAACCAACATATTTAACAATGTCTCCGATATCAAATTTAGGATATTCAACATCGTTATTTTCATTAATAAATTTACTATATTTTAACATATTACATTTTTATTTTTCTCACTTGATCAACTGTCATCATCTTCTGATTCATTGGTGTTTTTTTAATATCTCTTTCTTCTGGTAGATTTTCATTCCATTTCATATTTAATTTCCATTTAATGCCTGTGATATCTTGTATAATCCAGTTTTTCATTATATCTAAAAATTTAATATCATTAAAATGTGGTTTTTGACATTTTCCAAGTATATTACTAAGGTTTCCGATACCTTTGTGCCCACCAGCTTTAGCTCCTTCATACCCCATTTCAAATACTTTCCTAAGAACGAAATTTAAAAGAAATTTAGTGTATTTATCTAAATCGTCTAATACTTCTCCTCCAGTGAGAATAGGTAAATTTAACATAGTATCAATATTTTTATATGATGCTATTTGTAAAGATGAACCATAATCTAACAATATAAATTGTACATTTCTATCGTCATTACCCAATGTTTGTTCTACTAAAGCTCTAGCTCTTAAAGCATTAGCCCATGTTCCAACCGGAACAAAAATTAAATTTTTTATTAAAACAAAACCATCAAACTTCAATCGATTTTCTTCTGGATTCCAATATGTTTCTTCAAATTGTTCATATGATCTTATATCTGTTTTATTATTTATACCCACTGTTCTTCCTGTCATTTTTCCAATTCTCTCCATAGAATCTGGAACAAACTCAGGAACCCCTCTTAATTGATTTGGGTCATCTAATGCGATTCCACCAATAATATTTTGTCTTATAATTTCTTTATCTGCCCCGCGTTTTACTTGTAAATTATTCAAAGGGTAAAATTTCTTGAATAATTGAAATATTTTATATATCGATAAATTACCATTATGAATAACTTCTATTATTGTTCTATAGTCACTTCTCTTTATTAATTGATTAAATGCACCAGCGAAAACAAGTCGTGGATTTTTAGATTTTATTATATCATTTAGATTAAAATTAAGAATGGTTTTAATATCTACATTATACTCATCATATTTGGCAGCATCAATCATAGATATAACAGATAAAATCATAGAATCTGTTGGCATTCCAAGTAAATATGAGACCAAACCATAACAAGAATCACTTTTCATTTTTATAGAATACTCGCTTTTCTTATATAATTCACCTTCGTCCATGTGATGATCTATATAAAGATCCAAATCGGGATTGTCTTCAGAAAAATCTACACATATATTTATATAACTAGTATCAATATTAAATACTTTCCAACTTTCCGTGTAATTAATCACACCATAAGAATGAATAGTAAATCCATGAGCTATAAGATATTCTTTCATAGCAATAGCCGAAAATATTCCATCGCAATCGTCATGAGTATATAGAACAACTTCCTTGCCTCTTTTACCCTTACTTTTCCAGTATTCAAGAGAATTCGGGAATCTAATATTAGTACCTTCTTCTTCGTTGAGTTTGAACTGATTAAATTCTTTGAACATTAAATAAGTTGTTTAATTTTTTTATCTATATTATCATTATATTTTATTCTAAACAATTTAATATTATTTTCTTTACAATAATTATTTTTAATTAAATCTCTTTTTTTATTTGCTTCTAATGCTACATTCCCACCCCAAAAATTATTGAACATTTGAAAATGCTGCAATCCATCATATTCAATACAAGTATTAATGTGCGGCAAATAAAAATCAAATGATAATAGTTTTATGTTTCTACAATCATTAAATCTCTTCTGTCTTTCGTATGTTATTTTTTTCTCATCTAAAATTTTACATATTGCTCTTTCGCCCTTTGAAACATTACATAAATAACAACCTGCCCCTCTTATGTGTTCGATTGAAATTTGTTCAAACAATCCATGCTTTTTACATATAATTTTAACTTTAGTATGAGCATTCTTATATTCTACAAAAGAATAATCATATCTATCGCCGTGTGTCTTTTTAGCTTTTTCTATAAAAACTGATGTGTCAAACTTCTTATTATTTGAACAAGAAGGACATCCATATTTTTTGCAAATATGATTATTAGGGAGTTGTTCAAAAACCCCGTGCTCTGGACAAATAATTTTAACCTTAGTTTGATAATTTTTATATTCCACTAATGAGTAATCATATTTATCTCCATGTATCTTTTTAGCTTTTTCTTTGAATTCTTCTAAAGTTAATTTTTTAGAGCCCCCGCATTTTTGACATCCTCTTTTGAGTAAAATGTGTTTTTGATAACTTTGCTCAAATATACCATGTATTGGACAAATCAATTTGATCTTAGAGGACAAATCATTGGCATTAACTAACGAATAGTCGTATCTATCGCCGTGAATAAGTTTAGATTTATTTATAAATGTATCTTTAGTTAAGTTTAACATGCTTCAAAAATGATATTTTATCTTTTTATCTTTTTATTATATATAATTTTTTATTTTTCGTTTTCTAATTTTTCATTTTTATACCTACGAATATATGGAGTTGGTTTAATTTCATCTCTTAATTCTAACCTTAAATCTATTTCTTTATTATTGTATATTTATATATCAAAAATTAAAAAAACTTTTATCTTCTCACATTCTATAAAATTAAACATAAATTAAATTAAAAATATGCCTTTAGTTGATAAAGATCAATCCATAATTTTTACATCGTCTATCGAACAACTATCATTATTGATCAAAAAGATAAAAGATCTAACCTCAATCGATCAACGTATTGTTATGAGAATAGAACCTGCAAATATACTAATTTTTTCGTTTGTTGGGGAGAATTTTAAAAATATTCATGCATTTAAAAGTTATATTTTTCCTATAATCCAAGTAATGAATATAAAAAAGGGCGGAATAGATGAACCTATATTTTTTGTTTCTAGGGACGGTAAGAGATTATGTAGAATCTTAGAAAATTTATTAGACTACGATCAAGAGATTAAATGTAAAATATCTATTAATGAAGATAACTATGTCAATTTAATGACATTTGAAAATGATAAACTTAATATAAAAATATTAGGCAACGATGTGGTTTCAATAGGTGCTCAAATTAGTATAGAAGATGTTAATTTTTTATATGATACGGATAAATCATTATTTAATTTCCGAATTAACCATCAAGATTTTACTCGAATAAAAAGAATGGGGATGGTTAGTTCTAATGAAGAAAAGAAAACAAGTCCTCTCTATATAAATGTAAATAATAAAATTTTATCAATAGGTGAGGGTGAAACCAAATGGCATCTAAATGTGGCACAAATAGAATATGAAGATACTATAATGTCTTTCCCAAAAGCATATTTTAATACTATAAATCCTACAGATTTTATTGATGTGTTTATTTTTGAAGAATTTATACTTTGTAGATATGATGATTTCAATCTCATGATACTAATGGAAACAACTATTTAAATTAATTTCATAATAACATATAACAAAAAATAATAGATTATTAACGGTTCTCGTTAATAATCTTGTCATGAACTCTATGGAAGAGAATGAAATCAAAAAATATCGAGAAAAACAAGAAAACAAAAAAACCAGGCTTTTCAGTCTGGTTTTTTTAAGTAAAAATTACTTTACTTAACTTCTAATACTAAGTTAGCTGAGTCAATAGTTGGAGCTGCAGTATCTATCATAGTTGTCGAGTCGTTTGTAGTTTGTTCATCTTTGTTTTGCGTTGAATTGCAAGCAACAGCTAAAAAGGCTATTAATGCAATAATTCCTAACATTTTTTTCATAATTTTAATTTTAATTTTTTTTTGTTGTTTCTTTTGATTTTAATCTATATTAAAATAAGATTAAAAAGTTTAAAAACTTTATTATATATTTAATGAAAAAATCAAAAATTGTTCAAAAAAATAAACAAATGAATTAATTATACGTAAAATACATATTTAAAAATGAAATTTATTTATGCCAATTCCATTAGAAATTTTTAAAATAAAAGATAGTCTCAGGGATGGTTATCATATTTTATGCAGAATACATATTAAAAACAAAGAATTCAGAATGCTGATTGATACTGGTGCTAGTTCTACTGTTTTTGATATATCTAAATCTCATTTATTAAGCACCAATGATTTACTCGACAATGAACAAACTATCAGGACACTTGGAAATGATGGCATGGAAAGTAAATATCTTATTATAGATGAATTAAGAATTGGGGATATAATTATTAAAGATTATAAAACTATATTGGTTGATTTAAAACAGTTTAACAATGTATATAAACAACATTCTCGTCCCTTAATTGATGGTATTATAGGTGGAGATATTCTCAATGATTATAATGCAATTATTGATTATAATAAAAAAGAAATGATATTGTCGTAATTTGTTAGTTCATATTTGTGATATATTTTAATCCCAATCATCTTCATCAAATGGATCTAATTCTTTATTTGTTTTTGTTAATGGTTGGTTATCATAGGTTATTGGTTTAAGTATATCTACATATACATTTTCACTCATTCTACTTTCAAAAACAGCACAAGCATTATCCGTTTTGAATGTAATTGTATTTAAATAATTAGCCTTATATTTAATATTATTTCCATAAACATCTGTTAAAGACATAACACAATTCGGTATTTTCACTAAATTCATTATATCGTTTTCGTATTTGAATATGTCGAGTAATGTTAATCTATCATTTAATGAAAATCTGATCATTTTATTACAATAATTGTTCGTTAAGTAAATTTCTTTGGGACGATCTACATATCTCACTTGATTAATTTTTTTTCTATGATATTCATATTCTTCTTTATCTTCTTTGGTTGGCCATATTTCGATATATTCTCTTTTTCTAGTGTGTATAAAATCATATATGCATTTATCATCACCATTAAACATTTTAAGTTTTCCATTGATTATTACTGCAACAGGACCAACTAATAATTTTTTAACATCTTTTACATCACCATTTGTTAAATTTCTATATCTTGTTTTAAATATACCTTCCCAAGTTGTTGCATAATTCGACCATACAATCGTCCCATATATTCTATCATTAGTTGATTCTAATATTTTTTTGAAAAATTCTCCTGATTTAAAAGTTATTTTTTCATAAATATCTAAATCTTCATCTGATGACCAATCTTCTTCAGCGAACGGATCAATAATCTTATGTTTTAATATAGATTCTTTTTCCTTTTCTAGTTTCTTTTCTTTTTCTTTCCTGTATTTGTCTATAATCATATCAATATTTTTATTTGTTTCTATATATACGTGTGAATTTTCATCTAATGCTGCATTATATAACTCCTGGTTTATATGATTTCTCAATAATTGATGAGAGGGGGTTTCTATAAGTTCCCCAACTATAATTGGTACATTATAAGAATTATATTCAACTGTATGAACCTCCATAACTACTTCCTGTTTCATGACATAGTAAGCAGCATAATTTATCGAATAACGTAAAGAGGTTAAATGCATAATAGAATTAGATAATATAGATTTTAAAAAATTTAAATAATTATAATCTGCGACTTGAATTTCCAAAGGCGAATAGTCTTTTGGCTTTTTAATAAATCTAAGTTCAAGTAAATCTAATTCATATTTCATATTTTAATTTTAATTTTTATTGTTTTTTATTGTATCGTAGTAAATCCCCAATCCTCTTCTTCAAATGGATCTATTTCTAGATTTTTTTATTTTATTATATTTAAATTTTATAATATCAGATATGGGTATTACATTATTAGAGGATGGATATTCTGATTTGTATATAATTTTTTCATCTGCTGGAATATAATTTATATAACCGTTACATGATGTGTCATATATTTTTTCAATGGCCGATCTTCCACTAGCCCATTCGATTTCATTGTTATAAAAAAACAACATGAGCATATCAAAATCGATTTTATTAGTAACCTTAACACTAAAATTTCTTGGTAAAGATTCTAAGGTTTTCATATCTTCATTTTTCATAATACTATATATTAAATTTTATAAACAATTTGGCATGAAACAATATCATTCTTCAAAATAGCAATTTTATTTTTTATAAATGATTTTTATTTTAATATTTTTAAATGCTCAACATAAAGAAAACGATCCAGATAGATAATTCAAGTTTTTTAATAAACTATTACGCCATGTAAGAGTATAAAGTAAAAAATAATAATTATGAATGATTAAAATTATTCATCTCGCAGATATTCATATACATAATAATTCAAGATTTAAAGAATATAAAGAACAATTTTCTAAATTATATGAACTTTTAAAGAAAGAAGAACCTCAAATTGTATGCATTGTTGGGGATTTGTTTGATAAATTTATAGACATTAGTAATGAATGTAAAATAATAGCCGGTGATTTTTTGAATAGTATTTCAAAATATTGTGATGAGGTTTATATCGTCGCCGGGAATCATGATATAAGAAAACGAAATTTAAATAGAATAAACTCTGTCGAAACTATTGTGTCATTGATTGATAATCCTAAAATAATATATTTAGGAAAATCGGGGTTTTTTGAAGATAAATTATTTCCTATAATTTGGGTTAATTTCTATCACACAGATAAAAATATTAATCCGTGGGTTGATATTCCATACACTAAAGAATCTGATAAGACATATATAGATTTATTTCATGATCCAATTTATGGAAGTGTTAACGATTTAGGATACTCTTTTATTAATTCTTCTAATAGAAAAATTTCAGATTTTAAAGGTGATATTTCAATGTTTGGAGATATTCACAAGCCCAATCAAATACTATCAACTAATAAAGGATTTCCTGGTTCATTTATACAACAAAAATTTGATGAAAGTGAAGCTGGACACGGTGTTTTAATTTGGGAAATTGATGGTAAAAAAATATCTCATAGATTCGTTGAAATACCGAATGATCACGTATTAATTACTTTAAAATTAAATACCCCAATAAATTACGATGAATTAAATCTTACTTCAAAGTATATTGGAAAATTTAATAAATTTAGAGTAGAATGGAATGAGTATGCATCATTAGTAACCAATGAGAACGAACATAAAATTCGAACATATATCAAAGAACATTATTTAGCAGATGATATTGAAATAAAGCCCAATCGTATATATACTGATATCAAACAGGGCAAAATGCTTTCAGAAGTATTAGATATTAATAATAAGCAAATTCAACAGAATATCATAAGAGAATATTTAAAAGAAAATAAATTTACTGATGATTTTATAGATAAAATTATAAATGTAGATGATGCTATAAATGAAAGGCTTCAATTATCAGATGCCAAAAATATAGTATGGACAATAGATAGTTTTTGGTTTAATAATTTTAAATCATATGGTGATAATAATGTCATTAAATGGGATAATATTAATGGAATAATACAAATAGGTGGTGAAAATCAACAAGGAAAAACTACTATTATAGACGTAATATGCTTTATATTATATGGGACTACTATATCTACTACTAAAAATGAAAAAAACGGTAATAATAGATATATTAACAAAAATAGGGAACTCGATTATTGCGACGGGGGAGCGGTATTAGATATAAATGGCGAGAAATATATAATGTATAGAAGAGTTGATAGAGAATTTAAAAAAGATAAAGAAATTAAATCTGTTCCTATGACATTAGATTATTATAAAGGGACGGAAATGAATGAAGAATTTAAATTAACAGGTGAAAGAAAAACATCCACCCAGAAGCTATTAGGAGATGTTTTAGGAAACTTTGATGACTTTGTAAGGTTAGCTCTCACCAATTCTGATAACCTCAACTCACTGCTCTCTATGGACAGGAGTGTCTTTATTGATTCAATTATACGTGATGCGGGATATGACGTATTTGAAAAAAAATTAGCTGAATTTAAAGAATATAAAAAGGAATTCAATTTTGAAAAAATAAATGTAAATCAGATTGAATTACAAAATGAATTATCTAACATAGAGAATGATCTTAAGAATAAAAAAGATAATTTATTAAATATAGATAACGAAATAAACGAAGTACAACAAGAATTAAAAGAAAAAATTACATATAAAGATAATTTACTTGTAAATCTAAATACAATAGATGAAAATGTATTACATATAAATGTTCAAGAAGTAGAACAAGAAATTGAAACGGCTAGTGAGTCAAAAGCAAAATATGTTACTATGATTTCTTCAATACAAGAACAGATGGTTGGATTAAAAGAAAATTTTGATGAAGATGATTACGAAAAGCTAAACGAACAATACAATAAATATATAACAGAAAAGAATAAACGTGATATAGAAGTAGTTCATTTAGAAAATCTTTATATCCAAAATGAAAATAAAATAAATGATGTAGATAAAGATATCAATATCGAAAAATCTAAGTATATAGATTTTCTTAAAAACAATATAGCTGGATTAAGAATTGAATTAAGAGAAGTTATAAATGAAATAAATAATAATTCAACTATTAAACGAAATGGTTATGAAAATCAAAAAAATAATTTAAAAAATGAACTTTCTCAGTTAAAGCAATTAGGGTTGGATGAGAAAAGAAAGATTTCTGAATATACTAATATGTTAAATGGTGAAAACCAAATATGTGTCACTTGTCATCAACTTATATTGACAAAAGATGAAGAGCATATGAATAAGCTAATTAATGAAAGTACAAAAATCGTAGACGGTATAACTAAAAATGGCAAACAAAAATTAGAACTGGTTACTGAATATAATAATAAAATAGAAGTTTTAACTGAAATGACATGTAAATTGATCGAAGAAAAAAAATCAGAATATAATGAAAAAATTAGTGTGGTTCAATATAAAATAAATAATTTTGAAGTAGCATATATTCAAGATAGAGTCGAATTGGTACTTTCTAATAAAGAAAAAGCTGAAAATGAAAATATCATCTTAAAGGAAAAAATAAATGAACGTAAGACATATATAAGTAAAGTAGAAGCGGAAATAAATCGATTAGAAGAAGTGATAACAGTTTATAAAAATGATAAAATTTCTTTTGACAGGCATAATATGTTAAATTTGAATAAAGAAAAACTAACATCCAAGTTGAAAGATATTAGTCGAACATTTGATGAAAATTCAAGATTGTTAAAAGATTATCATAAAAGTGAAGCAAAAATTAAAGAAAATGAAAAGATCAATAAAGAGTTAAGTATAATTAAATATCGAATAGATGAGTTAAGTAAAAAAATAAAACAATTGAATGAAAGTAAATTAGATTATTCTAATGAAATTACTTTATATACAAAAGTGATTTTTGATCTAAAAGAAAAACTACAAAAATTTATAGAACAAGAAAAACGAGAAGAACTTCATTCTGCATATTTAAAATTAATGCATCGAACAGGATTACCGACATATCTTTTGACAAAAAATATAGATATTTTAAACGAGGAACTGAGTTCTTTATTAACGAATATAAATTTCACCCTCTTTTTTGATGAGGAATTGAATTTAAAACTTCAACATGATGGTTTATCTGATGTAATCAGTATTTTAGAAACTTCAGGAATGGAAAGGACTTTTAGTGCGATAACCCTTAAAATGGTATTAAGAGTGATAAATTTTAAGAGTAAACCACAATTTATGTTTTTAGATGAGGTAATTAATCGATTAGTTAATAAATCGGTTGATAAATTTATGGAACTTTTAGACACACTTCGTTCTAAAATAGATAAACTCATAATTATTGAACATAATACTGAAATACAATCTGAACTTATTATTAATATTACAAAAAACGATGAAGGAATATCCAGTTTGGAAATAATTTAAATCCAAATGATTGTAAAAAAAGATAAGAACAATGAGTGCAAACTTTTTTAATGAAAAAATAATGCGATTATTTAATTTAAATTGGTTATTAAATAGTAATTCAAATTTAAGCAACGGGAGATACTATTGTCCAAAATGTTTAACCAGAGTAATTAACATTGACGATAATACTACCTTACCCACTTGTAAATGTGGATGGAGTGGCAGTGTTAATTCATTATTGAATTTAAATGAGATTCAATCAAGAAAGAGATTAAAAATAATTGATAAAATGATTAAAAATAAATAATTTTAACATTTTTATCAAATAACGAAATTAACATTTAATATATAATACTCAGAAGGTAAATGTATTATGAAGTTATTAAATCATTTAGATTGTTCTCAAAACACTTTGTCCAGCATCAGTATGGATGTAAATAGGCATTTACAATTAACATCAGAGGAACTGAGATTATACGAAGATAAATTTTTCAAAACATTTTATCTTAACCCTTGTCCAATGTCTTTATCGGATTATTTTACAGGTGAAATAGTAGAGGTTAATCAAGCTTTTTTAGAAATGATAGGTTTGAAAGACAAAAACTATATAAGAGGTAAATCTACAATAAAAATGAGTATCATATCTGAAAAAGATAAAAATAATATAGTAGAAAAAATAATTACCGATGGTTATTTAAAAAATCATGTATATGAGTTTAAAATGGTTGACGGTAAAAAACGAGCTGGAATGTTTTCTGGTTCTTTAATAGAAATGAATGATAAAACCTACCTCATGTTAATTTGTCAAGTAATTAATCGAAAATTCTTAACCGGGTTATTTAAAACTTTCCTTATTTTTTAAAATATAAAATTAAAAATTTAATATGCCAATACACGATGGTAGAAAATTAAATAATCCCAAAAAGTATCGTTTTAATTTAGGGTTATATATCCATAGAAATAAAAAAATTATTAAAAATATATTAATTGTATTGATAATTTTATTACTTTTGTTATTTCCTGCGACAATTGGTGAAATGATAGGAGAATGGATAAGAAATTTTTTTGTAACTATGTTTAATACGATTCTAAATACATAAAAATTTTAAATAATATGAAAAATATAAATAATGTTATAACGAAAAAATGGAAAAAAATCGTGTTATATAGTGATCTTCCAAAATATGGAGATTATGTTCTAATTATAGGCAAGAACAAACGTCAATATGATAAAATAAATATGCATGTAGCGTGTATGGATGATCTAGAAGATGGGAACGATTTTCATGAAAATGGAAAATTTTATTGGCTTACTGAAAACGGAACAAGGATTGAAGAAGTCACACATTGGATGACATTACCAAATATGCCCGAGGATATTCAATTATGAAAGAAAAAATTAAAATGGACGATGATTTCTATAAAAATGAAATATGTGTTCTTGATTGGTTAGTGGATGATTCTGTACAGAAAATTAGATTTTCTAATAGATATGAATACAAAGTTGCTGGAAAATTACATCGTGAAGATGGACCAGCTATAGAATTTTTTGATAATGTTGGTGATCAATATTATTTGAATGGTGGTCGATTAAGTGAAGATGAATGGAAAGGTTATAAAAGAATGATACAAATAGATAAAATGATACAATAATGCTATGAAAGAAAAAATGGATGAAAAATTACCAACAGCTAAAGAAATGAACTTAAGTGAGGAATTTGTATATGCTAGTAGAATAGTAAATATGTTAAAAAAGGTAGATTTAAATAAAGAATGTGATGTAAATGAATCAATCAAGCTGATAGAAAGAACATTCATAGAGTATAAAAATAAATTATCTAAATAAATGATTACTCTTTATATATCACACAATATGGTTCATTATGTGTAGTCTGTATAATTTTTCTAAAGGCTCCTCTTATGTCACCTTTTTCAACAAGTGGGTTTTCTTTATCTATCAATTTTTTTAACAATTTTAAATTTATTTCCCAGGGATCACCTTTAAATATAATTTTATCAGCCTTTGCATCAAAAATATAATCAATCATAAACTCATTTAGAGCTTTTTGGTTATCAAATGAACGATAAGCAATTTTTTCTTTAAGATTTAATTTCACTATCATATGTTTATTTTTGATTTTTATTTGATTTTTCTAATAAAGTTTATTTTTTTAATGAAATATATTTATATATAAGTATATATAAAAAAGAAATCATTTACAAAAAGTATATTTTTATTTATGCTAGAACTTAAATATTCAGAATTTATTAACGAAGAAATGTCAACAATATCAGTAAATAAGTTGAGGGACGCTATGCATGATATCATAGTGGGACTTAATCCTAAACAAACAATAGACGTGGATGAATTGTCCAGTACTCTTGAAAACGAATATAAAATTACTATAAGTCCTTTATTTTTAGATAAATTTCTGGATGAATATATAAAAGCAATGAAGGGAAACAAAAAAGTTAAAACTTTTTTCATTCGTAGTGATGCGAAATGGTTGGGAGTGAGAGATGTTAATGGAGTAAAAAAAATAAGGAATAATCTTCATTTTTTAGCTCCATCATTAGCTAAACATAAACAAAAATTGTGGAGCGCTGATGAAAAGAAAAGAATAGATAATGCTTATAAAGCTGGAATGATGGATTTAAATTTTAATGAAGATTTAATTAATCAATCATTAGTACTTCAAACCCCTAAAGACTCTGAAGAAATGATGAAGTTAATATACAAGGAAGTTATTGTTAATAAAAAATATGAAAATTCTTTTGATAATTGTTGGAAAATGATGATGTTATTAGCTAAAAACATGAAACTAGATCGTAAAAGATATTGGTTTAAATTAGCACCAAGTTCTATCAGAACAGAATTCACGACTAATGGTAAAATAGATTATACACTCAAAAAATACGATAAAGAAAAAAGTAAAATTATTCCCGTAGATGTAACAACTAAGGCGGCGAGTAATCTCCATAAAATTGATTCTAAATTAGCGATGTATGAAAATTGGGATGCAATAGTCAAAAAAGTAACATTAAGACAGATAATAGAAATCATAGATTCTTTAACACCAGAAGTTAAATTTGAATCTGATTTGGATAAATTCTTAGCACAAATAAATATACTTACATCTTTATTGAGCAAATATTATATGGTTGAAAAAAAACAAATTTCGAATTTTTATTTCCAAATAGAATTAGACGATTATGTAAAAGATTGGAATGACAGTAATCAAAGACCTAGGGTTACTGATTTTTAAAAAGTCAAATTAAATAACAACTATCTACATAGAAAATTTAGCAAAATATGTCCATTGGGTGAAGAAATTTGAATTTAAAATTTACTCTTCAACCATGCGACTATTTTATCAAGAACTGGATTAATTTTTTCACTTAGGAATTTATCCACTAAATATTTAATTAAAACTATTATTATTCCACAGAATATAGCTTTAAATGTACCAATGAATAAAATTAAAATTACAATTACTAGTAATAGTAATCCCAAATATTCTCTTTTTAATATGTCCATTTTTCTTTTTGTAATTTTTTAAGTTTATCTAGTCTAAATTCCCAACAATTTTGTTTTTTCATTTTAGATTTATATGAAAATAACCTTGAATTAAAACGGATATCAAAAGATACCATACAATAACATACCCCGTATTTTTCCTCTACCTCACAAACGATTCCTTTTTGTCCTATTTCATCCCCTTCAAAGTTTTGTTTTTCTATCACAACAACTCTATCCCCTTTTAATATAATTTCATTATCATCATTATAACCACCGGCACTCATAATTTTTTCTAATAGATATGTCACTTCTTTTGCTATAATTGGATCATTTTCTCCGCCCATCGAGATTAACGGCAATGTTTTTATATAACCACTCGTTTTATAAGATATGTCAACTATTAATTTTGTATTATCTAATTTTGAAAAATTATATATTATCATATAATTCAATGTTTTAGCTTTAGTAATAGGACTTTCAAATACCGCTGTTACTATATTATTATTTATATTGACATCCCAATCTAAATTATTTTCTTCAACAGCCTGTAAAAGTTCCCCTATTATTTCTCTAGGTGTTTTCATGGAGTATTTTTTTCATATTTTTCAATAAACATTGAAAGAAAATCTTTAATATCTTCATACATCAGTGTATTGATGTGAGTTCTATTAGAAGATGCACCCTTACATTGGTCATTAATAAGCACAATTATAATCATAGAAGCTCTTTCGTGTTTATTAAAAAATCTTAAAAATTCAAAATTTATACGTTTTTTATCAGTTAATACATATGATGCATTATATCTAGTCATGTCTGTTATGCTAGATTCTTTGATCCAACTTAATTTATTATTCTTAGTATCTCTAATAAGTTTATCTATTAACTGTTTATCTGTTTGAGATTCTCTGGGCGTGTCTGCTTTATCTGGACCCTGCTTAAATATTGTTTTATACATAGAGACAAATTTATTAACATCTACTTTGGTGTATTTACTACCAAAAATAGTCTTGATTACTTTATATATTTTTGATCTTTGACGCTTTGTGGAATTATATCTATCGTCTTCTGGTATATTTTTATCTGACGAATTTAAATAAGATACACTATCTTCATTTTCTATATCTATATATGAATATATGAATAAAGCTTCTGGCTTATTTGGAAGTTCAATTAATTCTTTAGCGATAGCATTATTTTTAAGTGCTATTTTATTTAAAATATATTTAAATCTTTCTGAAAAATTCATAGGTAAGCCAGTTTTATCTGCAACCACAGAATATGACGAATCTTTCCATGAACTATCATGTTGAAAGAGTCCTCTTCTATTATTACCTCCTTTATTTCTAATTGTTCTTGCTTCGTTGAAACTATTATAATGCTTGATTTTACCCATTTATAAATTATATCTTTTCACTATATATTAATCTACAAAATTAAAAATAATTTTTTGTAATAAAAAATAGAAAATGATTTAATTTAAGATTAGAATTTAATAATTGGCACAGATTGAGTCGGAAATGACACAGTTGTATAAGTTCTCACATTATATTTATTTATGTTTCGATTATTTGTTGATTTTGTATTTATTTGTTTTCAAATGTCTTTTGTAGTATTCTACTATTTTATCTATCAATACTTCATTATCAAATGTTCTATCATTTAAATCATAAACAACATTTTCGTTTATTTTAACATTTATATTATTGGTTGAAGTCGAATACTCTCCTTCTATAACGTCTTTATTAGATAGAGTTATAACTAATTTTGTTTCATATGAATAACCACTAGTAGAAAACTTTTCTTTATTAATATATCCGGAAATAGTTGTTATTCTAAGCGATTTGGTTTTTCTTTTCTTGACAATTAATGCCAAATTTTCTATGAGCATATCTATTAAATAATTCTTATCTTGAACATTTATTTTAATATCCAAATCATTAGATTCTATTAAAAATTCACTATATTTATATATCATCTTTTTAACTTTCCATTTTTATACCATCTTATTCTTGACTTTTTTTTATCTACTGTTTCCGTATTATTCGCTAGTTTTATACAATCTTCAAAAACATATGCTCTCATTTTACCATTATTTGGAGTAACCATTTCTATAATATATCTTTCATCATGAGTACTAGCAAAATAACCATCATCATCATTCTCTACGATAGTAACTTCTTTTCCAATCAGATCATACATAATTTTCGGCCAATTATTATTTTCAATATAATATTTCAATCTGGGTAAAACCAAAACAACATCTCCAACGTTGAACTCGGATTCTTTGTTTGATTCTTTTAAATACTCAAATTCTTTATATTTTTTCATAATAATTTTCTTTTTAGTAGATTATAATAATCTCCAATGTATTTCTATATATAATTTTTTTGATCCTTAATAATTAATATATAATATCACAAATTCAAAAAACAAAAGGATTTATTATGACACAAATAGTTAAATTACAAAGTATCGAGAACACCAGAGATTTTATAGAATCTATAATAAACAAGGAATTACTTATATTTGAAGATATACAAGGGAGTAAAATTTTTGTTAAATGGGATGGTGATAAGTTTATTATTAAACCAAAATCTACTAAAAATGACGCGTTAAATTTTATAGATTTGGCTGTTCAAAAGTTTTATAATAATGCCCATCAGTATTTTCAATCATTACCCTCATATATAACAGACTTACTTTCAAAGAGTTGGTGGTTCTGTTTTGAATATTTTCCACCATATGATGCACAACCAGCTAATATAGAATATTCTAAAAATCCAAAAAACAATCTTATTTTAACTTGTATTGTTAAAGGCAATAAATATAAATATGATTATGCTGAACTACAAGAATATTCTAATTTATTTGATTGTGATTGTTTACCTGTTATTTTTATGGGCAAACTTAATGATAAACAAAGAGAAGTTATAAATCTATATTTACACACTGGTGAAAATGATTTGGAGTTTGTATTTGGAGAATCTAATTTTGCTAAGTTTTTCTATGATATTTTAAATCCTCAGTTAAAAAATTCATTTCTTATGCATCGAGATGATTTTAATGACAATTTAGAAAAGATCGTTATTAAAGTAGAAGGCAATGATGATGTCTCTTTCGAAATTTTAAATCCTCTATATCAACGAATTTCTTATCAAAATAATAGTGAATATGTAGAAATGTATAGTTTGATAATTTTAAACTTTTTAGAGTTTTGTCAATTAATAGATGTAGATTCGTATAAAGTTAAAGCTAATATAAAAGACGAAATCTATATAGATCTCATTTGTCAATTATTCAATGAATATATGAATAATATTAAAAAAGATATGGATGATTGGGAAATTAATATTCCTAAGTTTTTCAAAGAAGAAAAATTTAATATTAACACAGATTTACTAAATAATAAAAAAACAGTAGAACTTATAAAATCAGATAAAAAAATAGAATATGTCTTTAAAGTTATACTAGGAACATTTAATAAACGTAGAAAAAAACCAGTTGGAATCTTTAACGACCAAACAGTGGAAATATTTAATCAATTCGTTGATAAATTAAATAATCACGTAGATAAACTTCTTAATATAAATAGAGAATATAGTTTACAAAAATCTGATTTGTTAAATTTTAATGATTATTTTAAATTACATTTCAATATCGATAATAGTGGAAAATTGTTCCCAGATGTTTATAATCATTTTAAAGAAACAGAGATTGGCGATAATAAGAAAGGTAAGAGCAAAAAAAGTAAATCCAGAAAAGGTCCAGTACCAACAAAATCACCAACAGAATAAATAATATGAAAACAATATTTACTAAGTAAATATATATACCATGAAAAATAATAACATAATAAATGAAAAATATAGAGAATTTTAAATCATTTACCATAGTTAATGAAAATTCAAAACGAGATAAATTTAGTAAAGCATTAAATAATCTAAAAAATCAAATGGAATCTTATCCAATGATTAGAAGAGCGAATAATATAAAAAATTTGAAGCATTTTTCAAATAAAATAGATCTTCTGTTATTTAAAATTAAATCGTGTATTTTATCTGAGATAAAACTTGTTATTATTGATGATGAGAACCAAATATCAACACAACAATGTATGGAGTCTATAGATCACATTTTAAAAGATTTCACTGGTGATGACATAGAAATGCATAATTATCTGATGACTACAATAAACGATAGAATACAAAATAATTTAGAAATTAGGGAATATCAAAACAAAGAACCCGAAATTAATGTTGATATAATAATGAAAATATTAAGAGATGATATAGAAATCATTAGTGGTTATAAAACGAAAAAAAATATGTAATTCTATAAAAATAATCTAATTATATCTCTTTTTACCTCAACTTTTAAAATATATAATAATGTCTCGAAAGTGAGATACTTTTGGTCATATTGGTTTTGAGTGTTTTGACACTTTGGAATTGTGAAGAGCAATGAAGAAATCAATATTTCAAAAATAAAAAAAAAGAGAAAACATTATGAAAAATGATCTAAATGGACTAACCTTGCCCACATGTGAAATTATGGTAAATGGGCAAAACCGTTACCTTTATGGTAAAAAGAAAAATAAAGTTTACCTCTATCATGGCGACACTTTCCAATTAAACGTATTTAACCCTCTTCAAGAACGCATCGGTGTTTCTTTAAAAATTAATGGTACTAATGCAGACGATGATTTACTAGTTATCAACCCAGGGCAGTCTATTATCATCGAACGGTATATTGGGACTAATCGGAAATTAACTTTTTCTGCATATGATATAGATACTACAAATATGTCAGAGGAAAAAATAATCATAGCTAAAAAAGCCATAGAGAAAAATGGGATTTTAGAAGTTATGTTTTGGAATGAAAAGACATTACCTCCTTCAACAACTACGGTAACTCATACTAATTTCTTTGATATGATATATACAACAAATATCCCAATACCAAAAAATGATTTATTTATAAACACCCAATCGGCTGGAATACAAGGAACAGAAACAGGAACTTCTATTACAACTAGTAATAGTATGAATTATTGTTTTACAGAACCACCTTCTACTTCAACAAAAAATGGAGTGCAAGGGGTACAAGGTTTAGATGGAATTGCAACAGCTGGATATGATAATTCACTTAAGGACATATCAAGAAGAAGTATTTGCGGAAATACACAAATTGAACCCAATAAAATAGAAACAGGCAGAATAGAAAAAGGTGGAGTTTCTAATCAATATTTTACTAGAATAGATTTTGAAATCGGAGAACTATTTTACAAAATCAAATTTAAATTATTACCTTTTTCACTTAAACCAGTCAAAAAAAAACTCTATAACTCAACAACTATAAAACAAATAGTTGAAGGCACTCAAACTGCATATAAATCAGAATCCGCAGTTAGAGAATACTGTAAATGTGGATATAGGACAAGTAGGGGTAAAGGTGTTTGGAAAAACTGCCCAATGTGTGGAAGAAAAATAAAATAAATCATACTTAAAATAAAAAAATCCTGATATGTATCAGGATTTTTTATTTAACACAAGAATTTGATCATTTAAGATTCCTCTGTTGTTGTAGATGTTATGGTAGAGTCATTGTTTTCTTCCACGATGACGGCTTCTTCTATTATATTATCGTCTTTTAGTGATGGAATTTCAATTTCATCCCCCAATTCGAAATCTTCGACATTAAGTCCTTCTAATTCTTGCCCCTCTACTACATTTTGTTTATCTATTTGTTCCTGTAAAGACGCTTGTTGCTGTTGCTGATATAACATTTGCATCTTTTTTTGAAAAGATTTCTTTTCGTCTTCTATTCTTTTCTTGTATGCAACAACTTTTTGTTTGTGGTTTTTTCTTTGTTTTGATTTTGGCATTTTTTAAAATTTTATTTTTTAATGTTTATAGTAATGAATTGTTTTTCTGGATGAAAACCTAATAGTGCAAAGGCGTATGTTAAATTTACACACTCTTCATTCTGTTCATTATATACAATATTACTTAAAGAGTTTTCATTAAGTAATAATAAAACACCTGGATTAGAAGCATCGGAACGTCTACCTATAATAATTACATCATCAGTCATATCTTTATCGACAACATGATTTAAAAAAGAAGGAATATTATCTAACGTCATCAAATTATTTATTTCACTAGATATTAAAAAATTAGCCGGGCCAATTCTACCCTTTGATGCTATGAAATTAGAAGCGAAAGATAATTTTAATTTTAATTTATTTAAATCTTTTTTCATTTGAGAAATATCAATATCAACAGGAATATTTCCATCTGTTGTTTTTGAAATATTTTCTCTATTCATATCTCCGAGTTTTTTTGCTATCTCAATAAATTCACTTTGTAAATACGTATAAATAGATAATATTTTATTTTTTTTGATTGGTATCATTATAGTTTTCAGATCAATATCTTGGGTAAAAAGACATATTTCCAGTAATGCTTCTCCGCCAGCTATTTCGTCCATTGGTTTAAAATCTAAAATATTTACTTTTACTGTGTCTTGTGAAAGGGGGCATACAATATTATAAAGAACTTGTTTTTCTAATTCTTTACCTTCTAATGTTATCGGTTTTAATTTATTATCCATGTTGTTTATTTTTTTTTTCATTTCAATTCTTCGACCAATTTTATGGCTTCTAATTCCAAATCTATTTTATTACCATTATTATAAACAATTTTATCATAATTATAATTATCTACCCCCATATCAGCTTGATTATCAGCTATCTGTTTTCTTTCATTTCTATCTTCTCTTTTGAGTAATATAGTAATACATTTTTCTTTATATTTTTCTTTAAATTTTTGTATTTCTTCTGGTTCTCTACAATGTACGAATACTATTAAATTTTTTTGTTCACTTTTTTTTAATTGTGAATTTATTTTTTTTATTTGACTTAGTGTATAAAGAAATGGACCATTATTATATTCAGCCCAAATTCTTTTCATTTCAGCTAGAAATTTTCTAGCTGGATGTGTTTTTTTACCATCCCATCCAAAATATTTTTTACTCAATTCTTTAACTTTATCTATGGTAGAAATATTAACAGCTCTATATTTATAATGCTTGATAAAATCATCTACATACTGATCTTTACCACTTTGGTTGGATCCATTTATAATTATAACATAATTCATATATTATATTTTGATTTTTTAGTTTTATAATTGATTATTATCTCGAAGTTTGAATTTAATATATAGAGAAAAAGAAAAATCTTTCATGAATATTTTGAAGTTACAAGTACAAGATTTTAATAACGTAGAGCCGCCAAGGGAGGGGTGGATACTTTTGGGAATGAGTGAAAGCGGGTCTACTGCATATCTAACACAAATGAATTCTAATGGAGATATAGCATATCCTCTCTCACAAGTAACTTCTGGGGCAACTGGTGCTACTGGTTCTTCTGGAACTAGTGGTAAATCTGGAACTAGTGGAAGAAGTGGAACATCTGGAGCTAACGGTACAAGTGGTTTTTCGCCTCAATCTACTAGTGGATCAAGCGGGGTGAATGGCACAAATGGTTCCTCCGGAACTAGTGGTTCTAGTGGAATTAATGGGTCATCTGGAATAAGTGGCAGTAGTGGTTCTTCTGGTAACGCTGGTTCTTCTGGAACTAGTGTAATGGGTTCTGGTACATCTGGTTCGTCAGGTATTGATGGCACATTTGGTTCGTCAGGAAAAGATGGAACTAGCGGAACAACTGGTAGTTCTGGAACATCAGGTATTTCTGGGACACATGGTACATCTGGAATAGGTAGTAGTGGTACCAGCGGTGGTAATGGGACAGGTGGAACTAGTGGGGTTGGTTATACAGGAACTGGATTTAATGGTTCTATTATTATGAACGGCATGAGTCACAATTTCACTAATGGTATTTTAATTGAAGTTGTATCAGAATAATTCAATATATAAAACAATATGAGTATACTAAAACTTGGAATAGTTGATTTTGATGAAGAAGATGCACCTAGAGACGGTTGGTCTAACATTGGTTACAGCACAACAGGAGGAAATACTTATTTTATAATATCTGGTGTAACCACGTCAGGTACCAGTTTTATGACAATGGTGGAACCCTTGACAAGTTTGGGTCCAGTTGGTAGTGTTGGTGTTGGTGGAACCTCTGGTGCAAATGGAACTACTGGTACATCAGGATCTAGTGGAATTATGGGGCAGTCTGGCTCATCCGGTTATGGTACATATGGTACTAGTGGGGTTAATAATAATCCAGGTAGTTCTGGATTCAGTGGAACAAATGGAAGAGAAGCAACCTCGGGATTATCTGGTGTTAGTGGTTCGAGTGGAGAATCTTCTACATCAGGATCATCTGGAATGTTATTGGGTTCCAATGGAATTAGTGGTTCATCTGGAACTTCTGGTTCATCTGGAGTAAGTGGTACTCGCGGAACCAGTGGAAATAATGCTCCTTCAGGAATTAATGGAGTAAATGCTACATCTGGATTTAACTCTTTAAACGGAACTAGTGGAAAATCTGGTTCGACCGGGGGGACTTCTGGTACTTCTGGTATAATAGGATATACTGGTAGTTTTATATGGCGTGTTACTGATTTAAAAGACACAGATGAAAAAATTACATGGGGAGAAGGTGATGTTACTTTAACTTATGATGATGGAATATTTGTCAAATATAAATGGAACACCATTTAAACAATATATAAAAATAAAATATAATACAAATTGAGCACTAAAAATAAAGACATTTTGTTTTTTGACAAAGAAGGGTATCCATACAATCTAACTTATGACACCGACACCAATCAATGGGGTGGTAAAATATATTTTGACGAAAATAGTAGTGACACATTTAGAACACTATGCCTTTATATTTTTGAAAAAGTCGATTCTTTTGACTTTTCTGATATATTCGATTTACGAACATCTCAACTTTTTAATTATAGTGGTATGACTTTTGTACCATCTACATTTACTAATGAAAGTATAACAGATATAAGAAAAGTAAATAATAGTCCCTTATTTTATTCCAAATGGATATATGGAGAAGATTTTGATAAAAAATTTCCAGTAAATAGTGTAATAGCTTTTAATAATTTAACTGGTTCCACTAGTTATGACAACCCAGATATAATGGAATTTAGTTTAAGCGGGGTAACAAGTTCCACGTATTATAATGTGCTTGGTTCTAAAAAAGGAGCCATACTTATAACAACATATACTAATAATAAAGATTTTGATTTTATATTTTCAGGTGGTACTATTTCATCTGTAGATATTATTAAAGCTCCAGATTATGGTAATCAAAAATTAGTTGATTATTCAAATCTTAATTATTATGCGGGTAAGAAATTAAGTGTTTCTGGAACGATTAATAATGATGGAGTATATACATATAATGATTATAATATATTAAAAACAAAAGTATATGATTTTTTATTACCTACTAATTTTTCTACCGGACTTACAATTGATATGAGTTTTTTGCTTATGACACAAAGACCTGAACTATATGAAGGTCCAGTTAATATAACATATAACGATTTAACCACACAGGGAACTATAATAGAATTTACTAATTATATTAATACTAATATAGACTTTACATCTACTGGACAAACCATAATTTTTGAAAATCCAGATGGATCACCTATACACGATTCAAATCCGGAATTTCAAATAACTGGTTTTGTTGATAGAGATGTAGTGATAACAGCCCCTCTTAATTTTATCAAAAGGGAAGGTACTTGGATAATACAAACGCCATCCGCTATAACATATACCGGTTTATCCTATAATGATTATATTGAATTAACTGTAGTCAGTGGACAAACAGGACAAACATATCACGATAAGAGACAATTCCAAGTTTTAAATATAACTGAAAACGAAATTCAAGTAAGAGAATATGTAATATTAGAAACAGGTTTTACTTATACTATAAATAAAGTTATAAATCAAAAGAAAATAAAAAAACTATATGCCAGTCAATCTGGAGTTCCTACTCCCGATAGTTTTTCTGGATATACTGTGTGTTATTCAACTAGTAATTTAATAAACATGACACAAACAACTATACCGTCTGGTTCTACTGTATATCCTTATGAGAATACTATATCAGCTATGAGAAATCGTTATTCAACTATGCTAAATAGATATGGATTAAATCTATACCATTATAACATGGAGGGAAATAACTATTTAATTTTTGACGGTGCAGATTATAATTATCAACCATATTATAGTGGAGCAACTGCTTCTATAAACAATATTCCGCTCACTATAAGTAATAATTTTACATATTTAACAACTGGTTCAACGATTCAGGATTCAGATGTATTTTATTTTAAAGTAGATGAAAAATTTCCTTCTTATGAAAAGGTTTATCATTATGACACCGCTAAACTAGCTAAAAATAATTTAGTTGAAATATATTTCGACATTCAAAAAGATTCTAGTAATTTTGGTTTTAATCTAAGTTTAAATAATGTAGATTATTTCATATCTCTTTCTGGTTCATCTATTTCTGGTATAACTACCTATAGTCAAGATACAATCAATTTATTTATTCAGACATATGAAGATATACTTCATAATAAAGGATTTACAGTTTATAGTGGAACCACAAATGATACATATACCGGTAGTACTCTTATAGTCGAAAGTCAATATCCAAATATAAATATATTAGATGTAGAAGTTAGAGTTAATCATTATTCAAAATATGCTATTTTAGAAAAAATATCTGATAATTCAATTGTCATAGATAGCAGTGAATTATATTTGGTAGATACTAATAAGAGTCTTTATGATTATGAACTAGCGACTGGTATGATCATTAATATTACTGGATCTACTCACAACATTAATAATAAACAATATAATATATTAAGATTAACGCCTAATATAATTCAACTCTCATATCAAGGACCTTTTTTATATGAATATGATACTAAACTTTCTATATCAGTAGACAGTTTTTTAAGAGCACCGCGCGGAACATACGGATTAGATACGGATACATCTGGACGTGATTTATATTATAAACTATCATGGGATTTGATCGAAGGAAATGATCCACAGGTTTCTCCAGATATATTTTATTATGATTATTCTGGAAGCCAATTAGTAGATAACGATGAATTAACGTATATAGGTTCAAAACCACTCTGGAATAGTTTAACTAACAATTTAGTATTTTTAAATAATGAACCAAATACTAATATAGATAGTATAAGTAATCCGGAATACCAACAAACTGTTTTTGATACTCTTTTATATAAAATGGAAAATAAAAATTCTCCACTAAATTTCAACTATGTGCCTGTACCATTGCAAGTTTTTATTGGCTTTAATTCTAAGAACGAAGGAGTAGTACAGAATAATCTACGACTCGAAAAGATAGAAAATGTTTTGTTCAGTGGAACCACTAGAGATGTAGCGATTACTGGAAATACAAGTACTTTATATAAAAATAATTTCACGATTTCAACGGGAGAATCATGCTCGTATATAGATTATATTACAGATGAACCGTTTTTTAATTTTATGTCTAAAGGATTTGAACCCGATCAACACATAACTCTTCAATTCACCGAGAACACTTTAACCGGTAATACATTAATAAGTAATTATGAAACATATACTATTATAGATGTAACTTCTGGTTTTAACTCAACGACTACTGAATCTGTGAGTAGAATTATAGTTGAAGAAATATTAGAACCAGTACAAACGTCGGGTAAAACTTTTGATTTTATCATAAAAACTGAACCAGATTTAGTTGCATCCATTAGTATTTTTGGTCAAACAGAAATAGAGGATGAACGATTTGTTCAACATCTTAAATTATTGGGGGCTCGTTTGGATAGTGATGTACAGCCGATATTCAAAGAATCGGATATAAACGAAGCTGGTATTGATTATACTATATTAAATAGAAAGAGAAAAGAATTACTTTCTATGTATCCAGAAATATACAATTATATAGGTTCATATAAAGCTCTAATAAATGCTATTAATTTCTTTGGTTATAATGATCTTCAACTTTATGAATATTATAGAAATATCAAAGCATCTTCTCCCCTATATGGTCAGCTACAAAGGGTTTTGATAGAGGATATCTTTGTTAATACTATACCTGGTTGGGAAGAACCAGAGTTAGATAGTGTTAATTATTTAAAAACCAATCTATTTAATCTAACTTATAGAATAACAGATTTTGAAGGAAACAATATTGATATGTATTCATTGGATGAAGTTCAACAGAAATTAACAAAAATGGTTCATTGGCTTCGTCATAATATAATACCTCTTTCTTCTAATATACTAGATATAACTGGGGTTGCCGATACATCAAATACTCTTTATATAAACTATAATGCAGCTAATTATGTGAAAAAAATAACAGTAAATCAAGTGGCTAACGCCATAAATTTTGATTATATTCAAACTCTTAATATAGATACTAATTATCTATTTACGATTAATTTTTATTTAACTAGTGGTGCAACTTCACAGGAAGATTATTCAGGTACAACATTCTGGACAGCAAAAATAAAGACGTTCCATTTAAACGCTGAAACATTAGAATTAGAACCAGTTCAGTATATTAATTTATATAAAAAAGATTTATTATCTTATAGTTTTAATGTAGATAGAATTAATGAACCTTATATGTATATTGAAACACAATCTTATAATGATTATGGTTTAGGATATACTAATTCTAAAATGTTTAATTATAACGAAGGAAGAAACTTTGTATTGATAAACAACAACTTTCAATCAATAAATTATAAATATGTAACGGACTCCTATGGATACTATATTATAGACGATGGCAGATTTTATATAATAAAGTTCTGATTTTATTTTTGTTTTTAAAAAATTATATATATCTTTGCTATGCCGATCGAAAATGTACGTCCAATAATAGAAAAATTACTTATAAAGACTCAAGAAAATATCATAGAATGGGTAGTTGCATTCGAAGAGTTGAATTATATAGAATACAGAAGTCATATGTTTATAACTAAAAATAAAATATTATTCTATTATCTTGAAGTAGATGAAGATGATGGTAAAATAAATTTTACTATTAATTTCGGACCTATTGATAAGACAAAAAGATATGAAAAATTAATTGTAGTTAATGCAAGATTAGAACCAATTTTATACGATTTAAAATATCTTTTAACAAATATGCACAATAAAGATTTATTAAAATATGCATAACAAATAATTATTAACATGAACGAGTTTGGACCAAAACCATCAGATAAGTTATATAAAGGTAAAATGATCAGAACTATCGCTAAGCTCAAAAATGCGACAGATAATGGTGAATTAAATTGGAGAATTTTATTTAATGATAAAGATGTTAAAGCGTTTGCAACAACTATAAATTATACAAAAAATAAAAGATTAATAATAAGTCTTAGAACGTCTAGTACATCTCTCAATAAAACTGACAATGTTCTAAAAATAATGTTTAAAATTGAAGACAGGGACGAAGACAGTATGATTTCCAAATCTAGTATATTGCAAACTACATATTTATCTGAAGTCCCGTCTTTATTAGTTTTATCTAAATGTTTAAATAAAAAGTATTTAGGTATTAATTTTACTTTACCATCTGAATTATTAACTATTAAAAACAAATTTGAATCTACTCCAGCTATAGAAATAAATGATGTAAAAGAATATAGAGAAGAAATTTTAAATGCTATGATTGAAAAGGCAAAAGAATTGGATAGTAATAAAAAAGGATGGCATGACGCCTTTACAAGAATTTGCAATGTTCGTGCGAAAGCCGAAACGTGTTCAGAATACAATGAACTTAATGATTATTTATATGAAGTAACAGAAATTATTAAATCCTTTAACTTATGATAAAACAAAATGTCAAATGGTATAAAAAAGGAAAGTTCTATAGAGATGAAATAGAATTTGATACCGAACCAATTTTTCATATCGTGAGATATAGACACAATGATTCTCTATCTACAAATGGATATAGATATTGGATTTATACAATAAATAATAAAGCGATATTTACAATGATGTATAGAACAGAATATAAAATGAAACGTGTTACCGTACCAGCAAATGATATAAGTAGGGAAGAATTTGACGCCATTAAAAATAATTTAATCGTTTTATCAGATTATAGTACAACCAATGGTTTTTATTTTATGGATTTTTTAAAACACTATACTGAATATGATGTTACATTTTAAATTTAATTTTTTATAAATAATTTGCACAGAAATAAAAATTGTCGTATATTTGTATCGTAATCAAAACAACAACTTTTTAACAACTTTACGACGATGAAAGCAAAAATAAAAATTCAGAAAATAGGCGGAAGTTTAGACTATATCAAAGCTATTAAAACAGCTGATAGAGAAATAAATTTAGGTGATGGCTTTGTAGCTATTCATAAAGTTCATAAGAACAAAAAGGCTTATGATAGAAAAAAAGATAAAAAAGTTGTTTTTTAAAAAAACAACTTTTTATGTTTGATACATAAATACTTATGAACGTAATGATTATGTATATGTGTTTTAAATTTACAATTAAAAAAAACTTCTGATTGTTTTTTAATTATATAAAGATATATCAATAAATTAATAAAAAAATCTATGATTAAGTATTATAGAATTCATTAATGATATAATTGATAAAAAATAATCAAAAGATCATAAAAACTAAAATTTTAACATTACTGTTGGCTCTTCTTTTTTCTGTGCCGTTATTTAGTCAAAGTCTTTATCTTGACTATAAGAAAAATGATGTCAAAAGGGAAATGGCGTTATTTCCAGATTGTAAATTAATAGTAGAAGCCAAAGATTATTTGGAATATAGAAAAGATTATGCTGTCATCGGTTATAGGTTTGAACAAAAAAGATGTATAGAAGTTGCGGTGACTGTTTTAGATATAGATAAAGAAAAGTTCACGAGAGATAAAGAAAAATGTAAATGTTGGCTTGAACTAAAAGATGGTGGCTGGGTGTATAAAATAATTATTAATGATCGATGGGTTTTTGTAAAAGAAATTAAAGAAGAAAGTTGGTCAACTTTTGTATATTACTTGGAGGAAAAATAATAAAATTAAATAAACTGAATATAACATTAAATAAACATGAGAATCTTTTATTTACATGATTGGTGTGATGATATTGATGAAGCAAAGTATAAAATACTTACTAAATTTGGTGATGAAATACAATATCAAAAAATCGATTATAAAAACTCTAAATGTTTAATATCACATATTAGTGATTTATTACGAAAAGATAAAAACAGTGTTGTTGTAGGATATTCCTTTGGTGCCTATTTGGCTTATTATGCCTCTACATATGCTGAAAGACCATCTCTTCTTATAAATCCATCATTTTTTTTTAAAAATGGAGGAGAATTATATCCGGAAAGTTGTAGGTATTCATCGACAGATAAAACCTTTATTATATCTATGAAAAATGAAACATTAGATATTCGTAAAACATTAAAATTTTTAAGGGATACGAATGTTCCAGAATCTAATGTTAAGTTGTATGATGATTTAACCCATATATTACCTATTGAAATATTTGACAAGGAATTTACAGAATTTAGAAATAAATATTCTGAAAGAGAAAGATTATATCAAATAATTGAGCAAGAAAAACAAGCAAACCGTTCCAAGCAAGAAAAACTCTGTACTGATGATATATGGATAGATTCTCTCTCTGATATAATAGGTAAAAAGATAAACACGTCTTTAAATATTTCTACAAAAATATCTAGTAAACCAGGTAAACTAGAAAAAGTACATACTGAACCAAAACTGACAAAGATAAAAATTATAACGAAAGGCAATACAGCAGGTGAAGGGGGAGCGGAAGGTATGAGGGAGATAGATGATGAGATTGGAAATACACCAATGCCAAATAAACGTAATCCTATTAATAATTTTTAGATACGTTTTAATAACATTATTCATTTAATGAACTACACACAAACTAAAGATTTGTGTGTTTCACGTTTCAATGACTTCTCCAACGAGAACGCCTCACCGTGTTTTTGTTTAAAGTCCGTTGTTCAGTCCCTGAACCAGACTATATTTTTAAATTAACTTGGTTATCGTTAATTATATACTTTTCATGATTTTACCTGAATTAAGTTTTTAATTCAGAACCACATATCAAAACATCAAAGAACTAAAAACTAATTCTAATTAAATCTATATATTAATTAAAAAAAATCATTTTTGTCAAATTCATCTACGACACTAAAGATGTCGTAGTTTTCTTTGACAGGATTTAATAAACAGGATATTTCTGAATATTGAACAATTGCCCAATTTCTTCCATTATCTGTTGGGTTCCATATATACAAGGAACCATCTTCATCTATAAATTCTTGTAATTCTTTTTCTGTTAATTGTCGAACGATTTCGTGTATTGGTTTGATTGTATCACATATATAATTATCATATATAATAAATCTATATTCATTAACTATCTTTTGAACTAGATAATATTCTTGTTTTTTACGATCTAAACTATCTAACCAAATACATATAAAATAATCTTTTTCATCATCACTTTTTTGAAAAACACCAGATTGTAATTCACCGTTTTCATACCATCTTATCTTCATTGGTTGTATAATTCTTTATTTAGAAATCTTTCTATTTTACCACAAATAGGTAATCTACCATATTTGTCTTCCCACATATTTTTACATTGGAATCCAACACCTGGATAATACCAGAGGTGTATCATGTTGTTGTCTATTTTAACACCAACAGAGGTTGATAGTTTATATGAAAGTTGATTTTCTTCCACATTTTCGAGCAAATATTTAACATGTTTATTGATAGCCATATCCATATTTTGTTCGGTGAGTCTTTTTAAACATTCTTTAACGCTTGCCATATTTTTTATATATTAAAAATATACGATTAAGTTTTTTATAAATTTAACATAAAACTTTTGCTCATTTTGCACTATATAACATTGAATATAAAAACAACACAAAAAATGGTAAAGAAATTTGATTACGACGATATTAATTTAATTCCGCGATATAGCGTAGTGGATAGTAGAAGTGAATGTGATACCTCAGTTCAGTTAGGAAAATTTAGTTTTAAAAATCCAGTTATACCAGCTAACATGGAATCTGTTATAGATGAAAAATTAGCTATGCAATTAGCTAAAGCTGGTTATTTTTATATTTTGCATCGCTTCAATATCGATAGTAAATCTTTCATAAAAAACATGAAAAAAGAAGGTTTAATAACTTCTATTTCAATAGGGGTTAATGAAGATTCTTATTCTTTACTAAAAGAACTAATACTAGAAGATTTGTTGCCAGATTATATCACTATTGATATTGCACACGGACATTGTAAAAAAATGAAAAAGATTTTAAAATTCATTAAAGACAATGAAATTAAAAGTTTTATTATAGCCGGTAATGTGGCTAGCGTTGAAGCTACTGTAGATTTAGATAATTGGGGAGCCGATGCGATCAAATGCGGAATTGGAACTGGTAGCGCATGTTTTTTAGACGGGGTTTTAATTAAAACAAATAAAGGATATAAGAAAATAGAAGATATATCTATTGGTGATAAAGTTTTAACACATAAAAATAGATATAAAACAGTAATAAATACCATATCTTTTAATACCTCAAAAAATTTAATTAATATAAATGGTAATATTTGTACAGAAGATCATAAATTTTTAATTGTTAATAAATCAGACATTAACGATATAAATGATAATAATTATATGGAATTTGCTTATTGGATGGAAGCTAAAAACATAATTGAAGATATCCACATGTTATTATGTATTACATAAGATTTGTCAAACTCATCTACGACACTAAAAAAGATGTCGTAGTTTTCTTTGACAGAATTTATAAATTAAAAAATAAATTTTTTGATTTTAAATTGGGTGATAATATATTAATTGAATATGATGGAGATTATTGGCACTCTAAACCATGCCATATTGAAAATGATAAAATAAAAACCAAATTAGCTATAGAAAACAACTATATTTTAATAAGAATTAAAGATAGTGAATCAAAAAATTTAGAAATATTAAATAAAATTTATAACCTATGGAAACAAAAATAAAATTTATAGAAATAAAAAAAGAAGTATTAAAAGACAAACAATCTATTAAAGTCAATGATTTAACTGTAAAAGATGATAATTCATATACAGTATCAGAAAATAATATAATTGTCCATAATTGTACGACCTATCCAACGACTGGTTTTGGTAGTAGAAATATACAAGCTTCTGTAGTTCATGAATGTTCAAATGTTACAAAAAAACCTATTATAGCTGATGGTGGAATTAAATCACCTGCCGATATAACAAAAGCCATCGTGTTAGGATCTTCAATGATAATGATTGGTGGAATGTTATCAGCATTTTTGGATTCACCTGGTAGAGTAGTTGAAATAGAAGGGAATAAATATAAAGAATTTTATGGTAGTGCATCCTCACGTCAAGGTAATAAAAATAGTAGAATAGAAGGAACTATAAAACTCAATAAATTGAAAAATGTTACAACAATAGAATATTTAGATTACCTCACAGAATGCTTACAATCAAGTATAAGTTATGGCGGAGGTAAAAAATTATCTGATCTATACTCAGTTAGATGGATTTAAAATACAAAATGCTCACAATTAAGTTGATATTTTAAACTGCCACTATCATAAATTCTATATTGCCCCTTTTCTAACATTATTTCATGCACCGTTTTATTTGAGTCAGCTCCTTCTCTTACTAATTCATTTTTTCTATAATTAAAATGATGACTTCTATGATATTTGTCTATTATATAATAATAGTCTGGTGAAATTTTTTGTATTAATTTAAAACCTGATTTTTCGTATAATATACTATTTTCCCAGCCCCTATCAACATAACTTATTAAATTTTTGGGATTATATCTTTTTATAAATTCGTTTAATAGTTTATCAGCGCTCCCAATTACATTTAAATGAATCTCATTACAGAATCTTAATATTTCATAATCATTTCTTTCGTTTTTATTTCCTGTTAATGTTTTTATTTTACTAAATGTCATTAAACTAACCAATTCATTTTGATAATATAACCCCAGTTTGATTTGGGAACCTATGAAACCTTTAATATGATTCTTGTCAAGAAAATATTTCACTTCTTTACTATCGATGGTTTCTTTTATTTCGCATTCATCCACATATATTTTCTTAGATTTATTTAGTAAATCAAGTATCGTAGCTTTGACTATTTCTTTTCTAAAAATCCAATCATCTTCGTAGACGTGAATAAGTTTGATACCCATGGATTCAGCAATTTCTGTTTTATTCAAATGATAATTAGATTTTTTACTCATTTCACAGTGCCAGAAAAGCCCATTAAATTCAAATCCTAATTTTAGCTGTGGTAAATATATGTCAATTTCATATGATAATAATATTTTTTTATTTTCAATAATCTCACCATCATAGTTTTCTTTAATAAAATCAGATAATTGACACTCTAATCCAGATATGTGTTTTTCAATAGGATTACATATAGTACATAATGTGGTTTTAGCCGCATGTCTTTGTATTAATAATTTAAATGGTATTTCAAAATCATGCCCCTTTTCACATTTAAAATGATATATTTCTTTACTAGAGTCTATAGATAAGAGTTTGAGATTTGGATAATTATTTAAAACTGTGTTAATCCATTTATTCTTTTTGTTTTCTTTCATTTTTTCTTTCATATCATTAGTCATGTTACCAAGATTAACACCATATTTATCAAAATAAGCGATTTTGGCTTTATTTTTCACCCAATCAAGATTTAAATAATTTTTGACACCATATCTTTCTAAGTTTGTTTTTTCAGTTTTTTGAATAATTTCTTTATTTTTAGATGGTTTGTCAACGCCGTATCTTTTTAGTGATGTTTGTTTTATTTTTTCTTTAATCTCATCGCTTTTAAAAGGATTATCTACTCCATATTTTTCTATGTTTGTTTTTTTAATTTTTTCTTTTATTTCTTTGCTTTTAAAGGGGTTATCTACACCGTATTTTTTGATATTAGTGTTTTTAACTTTATTTTTAATATTTTCATTCTGGGTAAAGTGCTCACAACCATATTTTTTTAAAGAGATTTCTTTTATTCTTTCTTTACAACGTTTTGTTTTGGCATAATATTCTTCTCCAAATTTATCCATATTTGTTTTTTTAACTTTGTCTTGAGCGCACTTACTAGAACAGGCATAGAAATTTCCATTATTTATATTTTTGATATATTTTTGAAAAGGTATTTCTTTCTCAGTGCCACACACATCACATTTAACTTTGATTGGAATATGACAGCCTGTGTTAATGTCTAAAGTATTTATTTCTATAATATCTTTCAACTTACATTCATAACCTTTGGATTGTAAATGTGTTATATTCTTCTTTGATACTTTTATATTAATTTTTTCATTTAATAACATGGAGGTTTATTTATTTTTAGAGCCAGATTTATTAGTGGCTACTGAACTATTATTGGTATATATAAATAATCATTAATTCCTTTTTTTAAAAAAGAATAATTATTTTTAATATATAAGAAAATATGGAGAAATTCACTAATAGATACATTAAAAACTTTGATATTCTAAAGAAAGCAATTCTTGGTTTTGAATTTGAATTTTATACTGATAAAAGTTATTATAAATTACTCGAGTTATTAAACAGAGAACTTTCTCCGATTCAAGTTCATGGAAGAAGAAAATATCATTCTGATTTAGAAGTAGATGAATATAATTTTAAATTAGAACCTGATTTATCTGGGGGACCGAATATGGTTGAATTAATCACAGGTCCAATGCCCTATCATAATTCTAAACTTATATTGTTAAAAATCTTATCTATTTTACAAATATATGCTAAAACAGATGAAAAATGCTCAATACATATAAATATCTCCTTTGATAAAGATTTAACTGACAAATCATTAGATCAATTGAATAAATTAAAACTTATATTAAATGTAGATGAAGATTTGATTTATAGATATTTTCCAACAAGGAAAGATAATTTTTATGCTAAAAGTATTAAAAAGTTAATTCCATTTAAGGGTTATGATTATGTAAACGATGCTATAAATATATTAGTAAATAATATACAATTACCAGATACTAAATATTATGGAGTAAATATTAAAGAAGCTTATAATGGTAGATTGGAATTTCGTTATATTGGCGATAAAGATTATCAGTTTAAATCTAAAGAAATAATGGAATTAATGGATTATTTTGTAATTCTTACTTGGGATTGCATAGACAAAACACTAGACAATGATGAAATATTAAAACTTAGACATTTTTTAGATGAGAATATAAATAACTTCAAATCATTTTCTCGTCTCGAAAATTTTATAGCAGATTTTCCTTCTATCCAAGTTGAAATAGATAAAGATGATTCTTTTGTTGTTGTTAAATCATATTATAATAACATATATACAAAAATATATGATATAATCAAGAACATATATAATTTGAATAACTGCATATTAAATTGGGATACTGAAAAGAAAAAGATCGAAATAGTTGATGCTGATTTTAACACCATATTTAACTTATCTAATCTTAATATTATAGATAGTAGTGCCAACGGTGGAACATATAATGATTGTTTATTTATAAATACTACAATAAATAATGCTCATTTACATGGATGTGAAATGATTTCTAGTGATGCGAATAATTGTAAAATGGAAAATTGTAATGTAGATCAAACATCATCATTAACAAATTGCTATTTCTATGGCGGATTAATGGACGGTGATTTTAAATCTGGAGTATTTCGTAGTGGAAAGATTGGACAATTTGGTACACTTGAAGAAGATGTCAGAGTCGTTACAGATACTGATTCGTATTTTAATACATCAATAGATCAAGAAGCTACACCAAAAAAGGGTTCTTCCGTTCCAAAAAAACTTAACCCATTTCAACAAAAGAAATTTTAAAAAACAAAAGAAAAAATAATATCATCTGCAAATGATGATTTTCTACTAATAAATTAAATCACTATATAATAATATGAAATATATTAAAACCTATGAAAATCAAGAATCGGAGAATAATCAGTCCCTTTTTGATATTTCTCAAACAATCGAATCTCATACTACAAGAAATGCTCTTGGGAGAAAAGAGATAAATGTCGCACTATTGAATATAAATTTATATAAATTATTTCACAATAAATATTGTGAATTTTATGATACTGATGATAATAAAATTCAAGTGTGTGTTGATGATGTTCGAATATTAGTAGAAGCAATAGTTGGTGGTTGTATTTCTCGTGTAAGTGTATATTTTGCAACAAAAGGTAGATTTTATAAAGTAAACCATGAAAGACTGGTTAAAGTTTATGAAAACGGATTTACAGATACCAAAGAGGCAGAAGTTAAAATAAGATGGTATAAAAAAGGAAAACTAGAGAGTGATAAATAAATATAGAGAGTTTAGTGGTTTAAACGAATCAATCAGAAAACCTAAGTTTAAGGTGGGTGATAATGTTATAATTTTACCTGAATTATCATATTATATTCAAAAATACGGTTGGAGCGAAAAAATGCATGAAATGATAGGGAAAAATTATAAAATAAGAAAAATAGATTTTAATAACTTCAGAGAAATATATGAATATTCTCTTAATAATAGTAATCATAATTATGTATATGCCGATTGTATAAAATTAGTCAATGAAGAAAAAAAAGAAGAACCCCCTGTTAAAGTACGTTGGTACAAAAAAGGAAAACTAGAAAGTGATAAATAAATATAGAGAGTTTAGTAATTTAAACGAATCTCTTTATAAACCTAAGTTTAATGTAGGAGATGCGGTGACGGTTAATGACAACATATTAAAATTCATAGAATATTGTGGTTGGACTATTAAAATGAAAGAATATATAGGTGGAACATTTTTTATAAATAAAATTGAATATGATGATTATATAGGACGTTATAAATATTATATACAATCAGATGTATTCATATTTGACGATTGTTTGAATCTAATAAATTTTACAAACGAACATCCCAAAATAAGATGGTATAAAAAAGGAAAATTAGAAAACGATGAATAATTATGAAGAGTTTAATAGTTTGAACGAATCAACCAAAGAACCTAAGTTTAAAGTGGATGATGCGGTAGTAGTTAATTCGAATTTATTAAAAGCTATAGGAGATTATGGTTGGAATGATTCAATGAAAAGGCATGTGGGTGAAAAGTATTTCATAAATAGAATCGTATTTGATGATTATAGATATAGGTATTATATACTACCAGGGACATTTGTGTATGATGATTGTATTGATTCAACAAAACCTAAAATAAGATGGTATAAAAAAGGAAAATTAGAAAACGATGAATAATTATGAAGAGTTTAATAGTTTAAACGAATCAAACACCGAACCCAAGTTTAAAGTTGGCGATAATATTAAAATCAAAGATAAATTTTTAACTCTTTTAAAATTATATAAAGATCCGAGATGTTTATTTCTTTTCAATGAAATATATATAATTGAAAAAATCAGTCATGGAGATTTTTTTAGTGATTTTTATGAATGTAAATTGAAAGGTATTCCATTTTATTTGAATGAAAATGTATTAGATCTAGTAGAATCAGAAGAGAGCACAATGAAGACTAGATGGTATAAAAAAGGAAAATTAGAATAACCGTAGCATA